ATACTAAAGGAAAAGAAAAAGATCAAGTAACTCTTGTTAGGAATTTAAAAAAATTCCAAACTGACTATTTTAAAAAAGTATTACCCCCTAACCAAAGACCAAAATTTGCTGAAGATACAAAACCTTATCAATTTGCTGCTTACCTTCGAGATAAGATTTTAGAAAACAACAAAAGAGAAAATGTACCAGCTGAAACTCCGAAAGAGTTAGAAAGTTGGGCTGTTGAGTTAGATAGGCTTAACCGTTTAGGCACAGTTGGTGCTAATAATAAAGGTTATACCTGGAATGAAATAGATAAAATTATTAATTGGTGTCAAGATGATAATTTTTGGAAGAAGAATATCAAGTCGGCTTATAAGTTGAGAAAGCAAGTGGTTCAACTAGAGGATAAAATGAAGTCTGGAGGAGGGAATAACAATGGAGGAGAAGATAATCAGGAAGCTGCCAAGGAAAAAAGACTTGAAAAAATGAGAAAAAAACAGCTGGAAAGGGTTAAAAATTATGGATGATAACAAATTACTTTATAATCAAGAGCTGGAGAAAGGATATTTATCATCTGTCCTTTCAAGCCCAGATTCGTTTGGTGACTATGTAGAAAAAACCAATGTAGACTTATTTCACAATAAAATGTACCGAGAAATTTATAAAAAAATAGAATCAGATTATTTAGAGACTGGCAAAATCAGTAGAACAAAAATAATGCTTTATGGATCTGAAAAGTTTGGTCAAGAAAAATTCAATAAGTTATTAAATAATAATTTCTTGAATCCGTTGGAGTTGAGCGAAATAATATCGAAATTAAGAGAATGCAGCGAAAGAAGAAAAGTCAAAAGGTCTCTTGAAAAGTCTTATAAATACTTATCAGACAGTGAACTCAAACAGGGTCAGTTTAAATCTAAAATTCAAGATGAAGTTTTTAAGGCCACAAGTAAAAATTTAGAAGAGAAGTTGATTTACGATGTCGAATCAGTCGCTTATGAGTCTTTTGAGAGATATCAGGAAAGGCAGCAAGGCAAAGCAGTAGAAAAAATTAGAACTGGTATTTATTCGCTTGATTCAATTACAGGTGGAGGATTGAGTAAAAAACATCTTTCAATCTTAGCTGGACGGCCTTCAATGGGCAAAACTGCGATGAGTTTAAGACTTTTATCATCAACACTCAGGGCTTCAAATGCTAAAAGTTTATTTATAAGTTTAGAAATGGACCGAGTTAAGTTATTGGATAGAATTTTAATTCAGAAATCTAAAACAAAAGCTGATGATTATTATAAGACAAAGAATGACCCAAAAAATAAAGTTGTAAAAAAACAGATAAATTCAATCGAAACTGCAAGGAATTGGCTGCATGATAAACCTTTAAAGATTACTGATAAAAGAGGACTGAAGATTAATGATATTAAGTCGATAGCCAGAAAAACTGACAATATTTTTAATGGTGATTTAGATTTAATAATTATTGATTATCTGACTGAAATAAATATTAGCTCAGTTGATGGTAGGTTTGATAAAGGGATTGCCGAAGCTGTAAGGGAACTGAGAAGTCTGGCAGCTGAGCTTGATGTTCATTTAATACTACTACACCAGATTAACAGGGCTTTTAAGGGACGGAGCAACAAGAGACCTGAATTGAGTGATTTGAGAGACTCAGGAGAAATTGAAGAAAAGGCCGACAATGTATTTTTTGTTCACAGACCACAATATTATGAGTGTAAAGAAAAAGGTATTGATGAGCCAGTAGTCCAAAACGATGCAGAATTATTAATTGCAAAACAGCGAGAAGGAGCGACAGGCGCGATAAATATGGTCTGGTATCCGGAAATAGTTTATTTTCAGGACTTTCACGATAAAAAAGTAAGAGGACCAGTTCATTATTTATGTCAATAAAAAAATTCAGGAGGGTGATAGAAGTTAAATTCCACTCGCAAACCACATCAGGCTATTGTAGAAAGGAGGGATTGAATGAAAAAAGAATCTAAAATTTATGTATTTAAAATAATATTGATTATAGTAGTATCTCTCTTATTAGGAGCTATATTAGGTGTTTCTTACCAAGATATTGAAATGAAGAATCAAACTGAGCAAATAGAATTGTTGATAAGACACAATGAGGTTCATTACATGTATGGTACTGCGACAGCTTATACACCGTCAGCAGGAGGTATTAACAGCGACTCCAACCCAAAGGTCACGTCTACAATGAAACCCGCTAAAGAAGGTATTATAGCAGTTAATCCAGATGTTATTCCTTATGGTAGTGAAATAATGATAATCAGTGGAAAAATGGTGATTAGGGGAAAAGCTCAAGACACAGGTGGAGCTATGAGAAAGAACCCTAATCAAGTAGATATTTTAATGGAAGATAGAGGAAGAGCTTTGGAATGGGGCAGAAAGAGTGTACACATAATATGGTGGTGATTAAGAAAGGAGGTTATTTTGTGGGTAAAAATATTAATAATGCGCTAATAAGAATAATTTCTGAAAGAGTTAATATGTCCGTAGGTGAAACAAAACAAATGATTGTTGAATTAGCAGAATTGATAAAAGAAGAAAGAGGAGGTGGTTAGTTACTTGACTAAAAAAGGGAGGAGGGGAACAGGTGAGGATTTTTAACGAAATAAATTTAACAGACAAAGATGATGTGTTCATGGACTATTATGTTCATAAACCAAGGAATAGCGATAATGAAGGCGTGCTCACATTAAAAACACAATCAGAAGACAAACAAATTGACATATATATGACAGAGCATCAACTAGAGGAACTTAAATTCAATATATTAGGGTTGGAAAAACTGCTTAATGGAAAATAGAGGGAGGAGATTTTATAAATGGAAACTAAACTAGAATCAGCTTTAAGAAGAGGTAGTACACACTTTGATGTTTACCAACACTTAGCAAGACAGACAGCTAATGAGGATGGAAGTGTAGAACATAGGATGGTTAACTGGGCTTTAGGTATCTCAGGTGAAGCTGGGGAAGTTGCAGACATCTTAAAGAAACATGTGTTCCACGGTCATGAATTAGACAAACAAGAACTTTCAAAAGAGATTGGAGATATCCTTTGGTATCTATCCAACTTAGCTTTTGAATTAGATATATTTCTTGGTGATATAGCTGAGGAAAACTTAAAGAAATTAATGCAAAGATATCCTGAAGGTTTCTCAGAAGAGAGATCTATTAATCGAAAGGAGTACAAAAGATAATGAATAGAAAAAGTAAAAGAGTTTTAACTTGGGAAGAAGTTGTAGAAGCAAGAAGAAGATATAATGATCCACATGAATACACAACAGTAAGAAGTCTTGCTGATGATTATGGAATTGGTAAGAGTTCTATGCATAGATTATTAACACATCAAACATATAAAGAACCTGTGGAAGAGGTGAATTAAAAATTAAAACTGCTCTAATAGATGCAGACATTATGATCTTTAAATATGCCTGTGTAAATGAAGTTGAATATGAGTGGGATTCTGATGTAACTTCTAAATCTAGCGATGTTGGTAGTGCTATAAGTGGAATAGAGAGATTCATAAGCAGACTTAAGAAGCGCCTTAATGTTGTTGATCTTAAGTTTTGCTTTACCTCTAGGCCTAATTTTAGATACTCAGTACTTCCTACATATAAACACAACCGAAGAGATAAAGATAAACCTGACATGTTAAAAGAGTTAAGGAAATATGTACAATCTAAATATGAAGTAAAGGTAAAACCTAGGCTTGAAGCTGATGATGTTATGGGGATATTAGCAACACTATCACCTAATAAGTACATCATAGCTACTATAGATAAAGACTTAGATCAGATAGCAGGTACACATTATAATTGGATGCACGATAAGATCTATAATATTGATCCTAAAGATGCTGAAAGATACTTCTATAAACAAATTTTAATGGGAGATTCTACAGATGGTTATAAAGGATGTCCTTCTATAGGTGACAAAAGGTCAGACAAAATATTAAACAATATGAAGTCCAATGAATCTTACTGGGATGTAGTTGTAGATACTTATGAATCTAAAGGTTTAACTGAAGAAGATGCTTTAGTTCAAGCTAGAGTTGCAAGGATACTACAGGCAACTGAATGGGATTTTAATACAGATACTTTGAGATTGTGGACACCACCTAAGAAAGATATCTTATTTAAAAAAGAAAACTTTCAGATCTTTAAAGAACGAGGAAATGTTATCCTTGAGAATACTGAAATTGAGAATGCTCATACACATATAAAGAAGTATGACAATGCTCTTAAGCTTATTGAGAAAGCTTTAGAGAATAGAGTTCCTAGAGAAGTGAAAGATCTTTATCTTCTTGAAAGTTTTGCAAGGATAGTTCATAAAGAATTAGCTGAAGAAACTAGGGAATTAATAGAAGTAAGAAAACAAAAAGGAGCTAAAGATTCCTACCATAACAAGACTGGTAAAAAAGGAGTTTAACTCCCCCACTATAGACAATCAAAAAAAAGGAGAAGTGATAGAAATGTTACCTACAAATTATAGAGAATTTATTTTTAAAAGAACCTACAGTAAATGGCTGGAGGATGAGGGAAGAAGAGAAGAATGGGATGAAACAGTATCAAGATTTAGAAACTTCTTTGCAAGTAGAGTTCCAATTGAATTAAGTAAAGAGTTTGAAGAAGCTATAGAAGGTCTTAGAAACTTTGAGAGTATGCCTTCAATGAGAGCTTTATGGACAGCTGGAGAAGCTTTAGACTTTGATAATGTATGTGGCTACAACTGTGCATATACTATCCTTGAGAGTCCTAAAGACTTTGCAGAGATCTTATACATCTTAATGAATGGTACTGGTGTTGGTTTTAGTGTTGAAAGACAGTATATCAATAGGTTGCCTGAAGTTCCTGAGGTATTAGCACATAATAACTTTGAAGGTGCTGACATCGTAGTTGGTGATAGTAAGCAAGGTTGGGCTGAGGCTTTTCTAACTGTGTTAGAATACCTATATATAGGAACTATACCAACTATTGATTACTCAGAGATCAGACCTAAAGGTGCAAGATTAAAAACCTTTGGTGGTAGAGCAAGTGGACATGAACCACTTAAAGATTTGTTTGAGTTTACTATTGAAAGCTTTAAGAATGCTAGAGATAGAAAATTAAATAGCTTAGAGGTATATGACATTGTAACAAAGACAGCTGAAATAGTTATGGTTGGTGGAGTAAGAAGATCAGCCACTATTAGTTTGTCTAATTTATCTGATGACCGTATGGCTAATGCTAAACAAGGTGAGTTTTGGATACATAATCCACAGAGATCCTTAAGTAATAACTCAGTTGCTTATACTGAGAAACCTGAAATAGAAAGGTTTATGAAAGAATGGATGAACTTGGCTACATCAGGAACAGGTGAAAGAGGTATTGTTAATCGTGAAGGTTTAAGAAAACATATAGAAGATCAAGGTGTTGGTAGAGATCTAGATCATGACTTTGGTGTCAATCCTTGTGGTGAAACTATCTTAAGACCTAGAGGTTTATGTAACTTAAGTGAAGTTGTAGTAAGACCTGAAGATACCTTTGATGATCTAAAAGCTAAGGTAAAGAAAGCTGTATTCATTGGTATGCTTCAAAGCACCTTAACAGATTTCAACTTTATATCTGATGAGTGGAAAGAAAATCAAGAGGAAGAAAGATTGCTTGGTGTATCACTAACTGGGATGAAAGATCATCATATTCTAGGGCAGAACACTTCACAATCAAGAAACTTCTTTAAATGGCTGAAAAATATTGCCCGTAATGAGGCTACACGAATTGCTGAATTGATGGATATTAATGTACCTGTTGGGATAACTGTAGTTAAACCTAGTGGTACTGTTAGTCAGCTTGTAAATAGTGCAAGTGGCATACATCCAAGACACTCTCAGTATTACATTAGAAGAGTTAGAATTGCTAGTGGTGATCCGTTATGTGGGTTCCTTAGAGATACTGGAGTTCCTCATCATCCTGAAGTTGGTCAAGATATGGAAACAGCTAATACATTTGTGTTTGAGTTTCCTATTAAAAGTCCTGAAGCTTCTGTTATCAGAGGAGATGAAACAGCTTTAGAACAGCTTGAGTACTGGAAGACTGTTAAGACATATTGGACAGAACATAACCCATCACAAACAGTATATGTAAAAGAAGATGAATGGTTAGAAGTAGGAGCTTGGGTATATAAGAACTGGGATTTAGTTACTGGTTTAAGTTTCCTTCCTTATGATGGTGGTGTTTATAAGTTAGCTCCATACGAGGAAGTAGATGAAGAAGGTTATGAAGCTTTAGTTGACAAAATGCCTGACATTGACTGGGAAGCTTTCAGTCGCTACGAAAACAAAGATAATACTGAAGGTAGCCGAGAGTATGCTTGTGTTGGAGGTGCATGTGATATTGTCTAAAAAAGCATATGGCGTTAGAGATGAGGCAGTATACGCCTGTAAGTTATGCTACACAATTTTATCAGGAAAAGCATGGAAAAGAAGAAGGTTACATGGAGGATCTTTAGAGTGCCCGAAGTGTCACAAAAAGTTACATCATCAAGAACTGATCTATATTGAGGAGGGATAAGTGGGGATATTTTAACCCCCCACTATAGAAGAAACTTTGTATATCTGAGTTATTTCACCCTCCTCCTTTTTTAGTTATTTATTAAAATGGCTAATTGATTGCTGTAAAACAACAGTTCCTGTATATTTGGAATCCTTTACAGCAATCCCCTTTAGTGGGGATATAGGGGCATCTAGAATCTAAAGTCCTGCTATAGAAGTAGTCTTATTAGAGGAGTGATACTTATAAAAAATAAAAACAAAGATAAAGTTATACCTGTGTTTAGTATAGATCTTA